TTTTGTAATTCGGAAGCTTTTTGTGGATGTTTTGATCTATGACATTTAGAACATAATACTTCTAAATTGCATAAATTATTATTATTTCTATTTCCATCTTTATGATGAACGTGTATCATTTTTGGTCTTTTATCTTCTTTGCCACACAACATACAACTGTTGCCATAATGTTTTAATGCCATATTTTTATAAGCACATTTCCCACCTTTCCATCTTGGATTATTTTCTAATGCTAAAGAACCACGTTCTTTAATTGTTTTTTGTGCTTTTTCTGTATTTTTTTTAACTCTATGGTCTTCTTTTGTTAAACCTTTATTCCAAGGTTTTCTACCATTAGTAAATTGCAATTTTATTACATCACTTAATTTTTGTTTTATAACATTATCCATCGTTTCATTTTTTTTCATATACATTGTATTGTTGCACTAGATATATAAAACTTATTAATATGTTGTGATATCATCCCTACTGACAATACTTGCAAAAGCATCACATGACCAAACTACGTCCACATTTGTAACACCTTCTAAGTTAGTTGATCCAACAGCACCAATTACGTAAAAGTCTCCAAATGTGAATAGTATTTGATCATTACCAGTTCCATCTTTATCAACTAAGAATGTATTTGTACCAGTAACAGGAACATCTTCATCCCACTTATCAAAAAATGTACTGTCTTTAATATTAACATTAAATCGGCCATTTATTCTAAATGTTTTTGGAATGAACTCACCTACTAGATCATCATAAGTTGCATTACAATATCTTGAATCATTTTCATCAATTCCAGAATCAATTGTAATTTCTCCATTATTTACTTCTTTAATTTCAACAGAATTAAAAGTCCACTTTGTCATTCGGTATTGGAATGGATCTCTTGTAATATTTCCAGCAGAAAGAGTTGTAACACTAGAACTGTCAGAAACATCCTGTGCAATACATCCACAAGAAATATTCATAAATCCATCTGTACCTGATCCAGTAGCTTTTGTAAAACTTAAAGTAGAACTCTTAACTGCATTTCCAATTGTCGTATAAACTAAAGAAGTTGTAGCTCTTTTTGCCCATTCTAATTTGTAGCTTAACAAAGTATTCCTCATTGTAAAAGTATGAGTTTTTACCCCTGCATCATCAGCATCAGCTACATCCATAAGATATTTTAACCATACCCAATTAACAGGCACAAACTTCATAGTATAAGGCAATGATTTTGGCCCCTTTACTCTTCCTTGAATTACTCTACTATCAGCACCAGCAGTTAAAACTTCTTGCCAGCCCTTATTCCAGTCAGGTTCAATTGTAACATTATCACCCACAACTTCACCATCAGCCATTGTTCCACCAGTTGCAAATCCAGTCTCAACAATCCATGACGCTCTTTCTCTTTTTCCAATTAAGTATTCATTAAATGCCATTTTCTTTTTCTCCTAATTTATTCTTCCTAAACTTAAACCTTGCATAACAAATTCCACAATTTTCTTATGGCATTGATATTCGTCATCAAAAGGCAAATCAGTAGGATTGCCAACTGGTTCATAAGCCCATAATGCTGGAAATAATTCTGATTCATTATTTTCAAATGATTCTGTAACTTGATAAGCTAAATATTCTGCTAAATCCCCACCAGTATAATTTAATCCATCAATAGTAAATATTTGATTGTCTTGTTTCTCTTTACATCTTATAACAACATCAAATCTTGGAACTCCAACAACAGGTGCTTCGTAATTTCCTAATCTATAAGAAGGATTTCCAATAAGTGACACATTCATTCGGGGGAAAGAAAGAGCATTTAGCTTTTCGTCAGGCTTATCGGTAAAAATCCAGTTTGAAGCAGTTTCTCCATAAGTTACTATTACGGCATCTGAAACAGTTAATCCAGTAAAGAATACAATCGTTCCAGATTTTTGGATAATATAGAAGTCTCGCCATAATGTTTGAGTTGTTCCATTTACAGTCACACTCGTTGTATGAGAAAACTTTTTACCTGATGTTGGTGTAAGAATGAAATCCGTTTGTAGTGCAGTTGCAGTAAAAGGATTAGAATTTGAAGTTATTCTTGATCTCGGATCTGTAATATTTCTCCTTAAAAAATCACAGATTATTGTTTTTGGACTTAAATAAGCTATCTTTCTTCACCTCTTGGTATATTTTACTATTTGAGCAATTAGCACCTCATGGTTTACTCAATTATAATATATAGCAGAATATATTTAAGCTTTGTTATGGTCAAGCAAAATAAACTGGGTTAGTATATTTTGAAACGAATGACATTTAGAATTATACAAAACACACTAACCCAGAAAAGAGGTAAACATAATATATCACTTTCCAAACACTTTTTTCTTATATTTGTCTAACCAAATATATTTAACTTCATGATAAGCAGGTCTGAAAAATGGTTGAGCTTTTTGCCTAGAAGTTCCATATTCTACATGGATTCCATAATGAACACCATCGGAAATAACATAAGTTGTTGCTCCCTCTCTCATTGGTGAAATCTTAATACTAGCTTTCAATAAACCAGTATCTACTGCAACCTTTCTTCTAGCTAAAATCTCCATTTTATTCATAGAAAGAAATAAAACTCTTTTATATTTCTTTATCATATCCTTTTTAGGAATTAATAAATTAGGAGTCTTAATATTAAAAGACATTTTCATTATTAAGAACCATCCATATTTATATTTTCTACTACTGCCACACGATAAATCTCTTTATCAGGTTCGTACCATTGACGTAGTATTTTGACAACTCTCCACTGTCCTTTTGTACCAGCAGTTGAATCATAAAGAAATGAATCTGTTATAATATCATCTTCGACAAGTTCATAAGTTTCTGCAACTCCACCTGTGGTAATTGAATAACTTGGCATAAAATAGAACTTTCTACTTCCTGGAACTGCTAAACCCATAGAGTGAATTTTTCTGTCCTTAATCGTAATATCTTGAAACATTCCAAAAATTCTTTTAGTAGCATTAGTTATATCTATTGTATTACCATCACCATCTGTCGTAATTGTAGGTTTTTGAATGAAGTAAACGTCCCCATGCTCCTTTAATATTCCTTCGACATCTGCACTTGCATCAGTAGGAAAAGTGTCATCATCATAGTAATAATCATATTTAGACACATCAAATTTGACATCATTTCCATTTTCATACTTAGTTATTACAATCCCGATTTTAATCGCCCCTCTTTTATTTTTGGTAAAATTTTCTTAAAGTGTTCCCTATGCCATTTACGACCTTCATCACTTTTATGCCAATCGTATGCAGTTAATCTTCCTTTTATTAAATCCATTTTATTTTTTTTTGAATATTCTTCATCTTTAAATCTTTCTTTTGAATGGAAACCAGAATGATTTGCTTTTGTCATAATTTCTAAGTTTTCTATACTATTATCTAATCTATTTTCATTAATATGATGCACAATTTCTGTTTTTAACAATTTTCTACCTATCTGTTTTTCCATTATTAATCTATGTTCTAATACATATACTGAATTTATGGTCTTTTTTGTATCAATTAAACGAATAATTTTATATCCTTGTGTATTAATTGAAGTACCACCTTTCCAGTGTCTATTATTAGTTCCTTTTTGATTTGAATTTAGTTTTTCTAAATGTTTTCTTTGCTTTTCAGAGGCCATATATATTAATAATATATAGGATCTAAAAAGCTTACTATTCCCATTTTCTAATTCTCCACACAAGCATTATACTCATCACAAGTGTAAGATTTACCTACGTGAGACTTCGGTTTTTCAGTCTCTAAGTCATCAGTTATAATTGGTTTATCTTCTATTGGTGTTGTCTCAAATTCAAGTTTATTTTCAGTTTCGATTAAATCACTTAAATTAATTCCATTTTCTTCTGCAAACTTAATTGCTGAAACCCAGACCCCTTTATTTCCACTGGAGTCTTTACACCTAGAATAGCCTTTTGAATCAAATTCATTTGGATAACCAGTATAATGAGTGGAACTTAATCTAAAAAACTCTCCCACATCTTCATTTACTGAACAAACGTAAACATTGTCTAAAGCACTAGGTACGCCATCAAGCATATTAACACCAGCACCACCTAAAATTGAAATAAAAATGGTCATTACGACCAAAGTTTTGTTGCTTAATTTTTCATCTGTCATTTTAATTACCTAACCATGTTACTACAATATTTGCATCTTCAACAGTAAAATCTGCTGAAGCGTCAACGTTTTCCATTTGAAGCGTAATTTCATCACTTGCACTAACAGATATAATACAAGCAAGTCCAATATTTCCAACTACCCCTGTTGCACTCATTGTTCTTGAACTGTGACATTGGTCTTGTGCAACATTATTTATTGCTATCTGTGTATGATAATCATCATCATTACCACCTGAAAAACTAACTGACGAATCAAGTTTATATGTTCCAGCATTTGTTGCAGTTAATACTCCACTACTATGAGTAAATCCATTTAATGAACCGCTTGTCATTCCCTGAGTAACATTGTAATAAACTCCACTTGATGTAACGGTAGTTGCTACTGCGTTTCCTTTAACATACATTCCACCATAATATAAATTACCTGTAATATTTCCAGTAACATCTAAATCTCCATTAATTTCTGCATCTCCATTAACATCTAACTTAGCACTAGGAATAACTACACCAATACCAACATTTCCACTATTATCAATTGCCATTCTTTCAATACCACCTGTTGTAATATGTAAACTATCATCAGCATGATTATACTTGAAGTTACCTCTATAAGCTTGATTACCAACTGTTCCATCTGCAAAAGCTAAAAATCCTAAACTATCTGTACTTGATACAATACTCATTCCATTATGACCTGAACCTCCTACAACTAAGTTATTTGCTAATGAATAATAACTACTTGGACTAGTCGTACCAATTCCTACATTACCATTTTTATCTACTGTAACATCTTTTTGAGAAACATAAGAGTTTTTAATTTCTGTTCTTTGTTCATAATTTGACCTAATATCATCAGCACTTAATGTTCTATTATATATTTCAACATTATCTATTGAACCATTCCACGTATAACCAGCACCTCCTGTATAGCTTCTACCAACATATATTTCTGCAATAGTTTCTTTTATTGTACCAGTTGGAGTTTCATCAGTTCCAACTAAATCACCATCATAGTATAATGAATGAATAAATGTATCTTTATCATAAGTAAAACAATAATTATGTTCTTCTAAATCATTTGTAACTGTATATAATATTTCTGTATTTCCAGAATCAAAATATACTCTGCTTCTTAATTGTGTTGCTGAAACTTTTTGCAAGCACCAAGACCTTGTTCCACCTATTGATTTACAAATAAGTCCATCTGAACCACTAGTGTATGAATCTAATATAGCCCAAGTACAAACACTTAATGAAGTATTCCCCTCTGTTTCATCAATATCTCCAAATGATAATCTACTATCTATTCCATCAAATTTAAATGAACCACCATTATTTAACCCTGATTTTGAATTAAATGTAGCACCTATATTATTTCCATGATTATTATTTGTTGAACTATCTAATATTATCTCACTTCCTGCTAAACCAATTAT